GTCGCGGTGGGATCGTACGGGTTAGAACGGGAGCTTTGCGGCGTTAGCTCCCGCTAGTGTGTGCAGGTAAGCGCGCATCAGGTTTAAGGTGGTTTGCTGTCGCTGCATCTGCAAGAACAGCTCGTCAATGCGGTCAGATAATGCAGTCTGTGATTGCTTAATAGCGACCAGGACTTCTGCATGCCGCTTGGCGGCTACGGTTGCTGTCTCTCCCCGGGGGTTCATGCAGCCACCTTCTCTCTCTGATGGCGGAGCCTCCGTGGGAGCTTCCCTGCTTCGAGGTCCTTCGCAAGATGTCTCCAACGGTTGAGATACGCAACGTAATCGCTGTCAGTCAGGCCGATCTCTGCTCGTGTCTTGCCTTCGCGCAGAGCATCAAATACTGCTCGTGACTTGGCCGTCAGATTCTCGCGGAAGCGGTCCAGTACGGCCTTGACTCGAAGCTCCTCTATCTCAGCAACCGCATCGCATAATGCAATCTCACCCTCATCAAGAGGCTCGACTGGATTGGTTACTGCTCCGAGACTCTCCAGTGAGACCTCGAAGTGCTCGTCAGTCGGCTGACCAAGTTGAGATATTGGCATCTCTTTGTTGGCCTTCCACCCTCGATACCAGTCAGCGACATGATTCTTAATGACACCTGATGCCCAGCGTGTGAAGACAGCCGGATCTCCCGTCACCTTGACCTTATCAATCGACGAAAGGACACTCATCAGAGCATCTTGTGAAACATCGTCGATTTCGTCTATCGGAACATAGCGACGTAACCGTCTCTTGACGAAGAGAGACATGAGTTCCCAGAACTGAGGGTCGTCCTGCCGACCAGCAAGAAACAGCTCGTTTAATCGCTCGTTAATCGCATCAATCGGCATCGATCACCTCCTCAATCGGGAAGTTCGTACGGGCTGCGAGTCCGAACTCCTGGACTGCCCGAGCGTCGTACTTCTTAGCAGCCTTGACAGGATCACGGAAGCTGCCCAGCCACACATACTTGTCGTTGACTTGCAGAGATGCACTCCACAAGTCGCCCGGTACGTTGTAGTTCTGGGACACTCCACGGAAGCCGCTGGCACTAAGTCGCTTGCGATGGTGATTGGCTTGCGATCTTGATGCGAGCAGGAGATTCGAGCGCCGGAAGTCGCTGCTATCGTCATTCAGGAAGATCACGTGCCTCGAAGTGTCATAAGCGTTCAACATCACTCGCTTCAAGAGCAGGATCACCCGCGTTCCGTTGACCATCAGGTCACGTCGTATGCTCAACCTGCCCTTGTCGTCGTAATGAGGGCTCCATTTGCCAAAGAAGACCAGGTCAAAGTCGGCTGCGTCGATCTTGATCGTCTTGCGGTTCTTCCGGCCTCGCACCTCGACGAGCTTGAAGTCAGTAGCTGCGGCTGGCAGCAGAAGCGTTGATGTCACGCCGTCACCGCCTGAAGCTCGCCAACTGACTGAGCATCGCGGATCAGTCGTCTCACAGTATTGGCACTGGAGCCGACCAGACAGGCGATCTCACGCGCAGCCATGCCGAGATCACGAAGGCGCTGGTACACGCGTCCTCGGGTGACCCTTATAGCGCGGAACTCGGCGGCGTGGAGCGCACGGTGATCCTCCGGAGACAGAGCTTCGAGGTGGTCAGGTCTGATGCACATCCGATTGCCGCAAAGGTGATGGCAGTGCCAGTGGGCGGGTATCTCGCCGTACTCTGCCTCATATGCGAAGCGATGGGCATAGATGAAGTTCCCCGCGTCATCGGTAAATCCTGGATAGTTGCCGCCGCTCATGGCCCCGGTCCAGTTCCAGCAGCCGTCAGTTTCAGGATCAATCGTGAAGAGTGCCGAGATGCGACTCGCAGCAGAAAGAAGGGAATGGTTGGTAGCAGCCATGAAGGATAATCTCCATCCGACAGGGGATGTCGGTGGGTTCGGCGCTCAGGATTGGCGCTCGAGGTGGGGGATACGGGTTACAGTCCGGTGAACCGTGTCATCGCGCGGTTGGGGAAAGCACAGTCGATCAGACTTGCCTTCCGATGTCGTCCAGTTCGATCAATGCCTGCTGTTCAGCTTCGGCTGCCTGTACGGCTTGCTTCTGCTTCTCGGCCAGGGAGACTATAGAGCCAAAGGCAACCGGTGGCAGATCAGGAGTTGGATTGTACATGCGGCCGGCGTTGCCTCTTGGCATGTCCGCTTGATACTTGTCAAGCTCCATCTCGTCTATCTCGGACTGTAGCAATGCCATCTTACTCTCGTATAACGCATTCAATGCTGTCATCCACATGAGACAGGCTCAGCACCGACCAGAATGACTCTACTACTGATCGGACTGACTCAGACAAGCGAATGCGCATGCTCCGCATGCGCATGACCCACATCCATTGACTCAGAGTAACATCGGCTGCGTTAGCACCTGAACTGACCAACTCCTGGAGCCTGCTAAAGGTAGCTCTTAATGAGAAGTCTACTAAGCACTTGGGCATATCCAGCTTCTTAGCGATGCCGTAATTGGTTAAGCGACCGTCTCGACGGCGCGTCCAATGCGGCTGAGCGGTCTTCATCTCAAAGATAAGGTTCTTGGCGCCTTTAGTCAGTCTGGCTGCGGCAGCTTCCCAGTGCCTAATGTACAACTCTCTGCCATGGCAGCCACAACTTACAGTAACTCCAGGCTTTACATCACTGACTCTGATGACTTTGATACTCCCGCAGAGCGCGCATAGGAAGCGGGCTCTGCGATGTCTATCCGAAGCAGACAGACGCTTCGCCCAGGATAGCATCCATAAGTATGTCCCAGTCACTTGCTTATGATTCGGGTTATCTCTCTTGAGAATCAGATTATCCATATATGCAAGTAGGTTCGTCACAGTCAGGTTAATCATTACATATTAGCTGTATCTCAGTGATACATCTACACTTGTGCGTAAATAGTCCTGTAAGCATCGCGGGTGCGTTGAATACGGTCTTGCACTTGGACCAACTGCTCGTGCAGGGTCGGGAATCCTCCGCCGTCAGGATGCCTCCTGCGACTTACACCCGTTCCTATCATTATAGCAATCCTCAATTGACTAGCAGATGACGCCTGACCATATCATGTTGATAAGACATGACTTTAACCATTTATGGACATCCAGTGTATACCACGTCACATTATAGGATGCAGAAGTACGCAGTTAGATGCATCTATTTCGATGTTAGTCGTCGACTATCACAGGAGTCGATGAATGTACCCATCTAGGTGAGTAAAGCCTCTTTTCTGTCACGATGTAACATTTCTCGCTGTTTCCGGTCATTTGCGAGGGTGATGTTACCTTGTTACGTTTTCGATGCTTTACCTAAGTAGTGGGCTGCAGGTCGGCGCTCCTCTCTCCGGAAGTTGACCTACCCCATATAGAGCTACACCCTATAACTAAACCCGCCTGATGCCGTCTCGGGGTCGGGTATCATGCTCGACCCCCGGCACTCACCAAGCAGCATGACCAACGATGCCATTCGCCCCTAAGCGTCCTTGCCACCATCGAGGATGTCCAACCCTCACCGATGACGCCTGGTGCGACCAGCACAATCCTGAGCGATTTAATGATGATCGTGAGTCAGCATGTAAGCGTGGGTATGACCGCAAGTGGCGCAAGTGGCGGCTTTGGTATTTAGCTCGGCATCCTCTATGCATTGATTGCCAAACCCAAGGGATCATCAGAGCAGCCGAGGAAGTCCACCACAAGCTCAAGGTCCGGTCTCGTCCCGACCTACAGTTCACCGAAGACAACTGCGTGGCGCTTTGCAAGCAGTGCCACTCTAAGCTAACTGCCCTTGGATTCTAATGAAGAGTTTAGAGATAGTCGTCAGCGAGGGAGCAGCGAAGGTAGTAAACGACGGCCTACGCTGTGCGGCTAAGAGGAAGAATGACCCTGACCGGCCATGTAACAAACTGCTCGCTCGACTGAATGCGGCGGGGCAGATCGCAGGCAGCTTCCTCTGTGATAGATGTAAGCAGATCGTCTCAGTCGAGATGACATAGGGGTATGGGGTCTGAATGTTTCGTGACCCATCGCTCCGTAGACCGCACGATGGAGCTTTGCACACACCCGCGAATTGATGACCGGGGGTATTTGGTCACCGTTTGAGATATTCCAGGATCAAAGTCAGCGCACTTCCCAACACAAAGAACAGGAGCGACACTAGAATGCGGTCCTTATTCCTGTTAAAGAATGAAGCGTCTTCTCGCTCCCGCTTTAACGTGACCAAATAGGTGCTTGAAAGTTTGATCAATGGACTCAAAAAGAGACCGAGACACGCAAAGGCGAATACAACAATAGATAACCCAACCAAAGGCGGCAATGGAGGCGCATCCGAACGGTGAAGATACATTACGAAACCAAATAGAGGAATGATCGATATACAAATAGCTGGCACTACAGTTCCCAGCCAGAACTGGGATGGCCTCCGCCTTTCTTCAAGAAACTCCTTGGCTCGATAGAATGCCAGGTCAGCCACATCACTAATCTTCGTTGTTGCAAGTGTCGTCGTGCTAGTCGTCGTTGGATAGCGCCGAAGCTGTAGTTTGATCCCAACAGCGGCGTTGACAATTCGCAGGCTTATGACATTCGGCCCTTTTTGCACAAGCACTTCTTCAAGAGATGGATATTGAGTTTCCTCATCTTCAATCGAAACTGGAGTGCCCGGTGCTGCTGTCTGGAACAGTTTGATGATCTCATCCAAGTCTTCCCGGAATAACATGATTGACTTGGGATTCCATGCCTTCGTCGTTCGCGTCGTATCCAATTCAATCTCCGCACCACTATGTGATGTTGGCACCGTATCCATGAAGAGTCAAGTGACCAAACGATTGTGAAACTATCAGACCTAAAGTCCGACGCGAAGAACGCTAACAGGGGCACGATACGTGGCCGTAAAGCTGTAGCGAAGTCTCTGGAGCAGTTCGGTGCTGGTCGTTCGATCTTGATTGATCGTGATGGCGCTGTGATCGCTGGAAACAAGACACTCTCGGAAGCTCAGGCGGCAGGGATTGAGAATGTCATCGTCGTCCCGTCAGATGGCAGCGCGTTGATAGCCGTTCAGAGAGTGGATTTGAGTCTGGACGATCCAAAGGCACGCGGACTTGCAATCGCTGACAACCGAACAAGCGAAGTGGGTATCGAGTGGGACCCAGCAGTGCTCGACGAGCTGTCTGCCAGCATCGAGCTAACGCCATTCTTCACGGATCACGAGCTTTCGCTGGCTACAGGCAAAGATGAGCCAGAGCCTATTGATGCTGACGCTGAGTGGGCAGCGGCAGGAATGCCCGAAGCGCACAACGTTGATGTGCAAGCTCGACAGATTGTGATTCATTTCAAGTCAGCCGAAGATGTCCAGCAGTTCGCAGAGTTGATCGCGCAGCCGATCACCGATAAGACGAAGTACATTTGGTATCCGCAAGAGAAACCTATTGTCGCAAAGACAACCAAGTATGTGGAAACTGAGCACGATTCAACCGAGATACCCGATATTCGTTCCGAGCTTGAGCCGATACGATAGCAGACTGACCATCAAGGCACTGCAACGCATGGGCATCGAGCAATGGTATGCCGTCGTCGAGCCCCAGGAGTATGACAAATATGCCGCAGTCGTCCCGCGTGAGCACATTATCGTGCTCAATCTGGATTACAAGAGGCAGTACGACTACCTTGATGGGCTAGGTCTGACGAAGAGTTCCGGTTCCGGTCCCGCACGTGACTTCATTTGGGACACTGCGGTTCAGATGGAATATGACTGGCACTGGATCATGGACGATAACATCGTCCAGTTCACACGCTGGAACAATAACTATCGCTTCGAGGTCCTATCCGGTGCTTACTTCCGTGTCATGGAAGACTTCTGCTTGCGATATGAAAACATCGGCATGGCTGGACCCAATTACCGCGCATTCCTTCCACGCAAGTACAAACGTCCGCCCTTCCTGCTCAACACGAGAATCTATTCGTGCAACTTGATTCGCAATGACCTCCCTTATCGCTGGCGTGGGCGATACAACGAAGACACGATTCTCAGTCTCGACATGCTCAAAGATGGCTGGTGTACCTGCCAGTTCAATGCGTTCCAACAGGACAAGATGGTGACGATGGCCGTCAAGGGTGGCAACACCACATCAATCTACCTCGAGGGAACCTACCCCAAAAGCAAGCTGCTCGTGGACACGTTTCCAGAGTACGCGCGTCTCGTCGAGAAGTATGGCCGGCCTCATCACTTCGTTGACTATACGCAGTTTCGCAGCAATCGATTGAAGAGACGCGAAGGCGTGGTGATCCCTGAAGGCACAAACGAGTACGGGATGGAGTTGACGACGATCAATGGTGGGACGTAAACCCAAGCCGAGTGCTCTAAAGGAACTCACCGGCAATCCAGGAAAGCGTGCTCTAAACAAGAATGAGCCGAAGCCGGGTGGAGTTCCGACCCGTCCGTCCTCACTCGACGCAACAGGGAAGCGAGAGTGGACGCGCATCAGTCGAGAACTAATTGCTGTTGGACTTCTCACCTCTGTTGACCGGGCAATGCTCGCAGCATACTGCGATGCGTGGTCACGCTGGTCTCAAGCGACTAAAGAGCTTCAAGCTCTGCGAGTCACCAAGGGAAAGTCAGTGCTAGTCGTCGGAACCAAAACCGGATATCCGATGCAGAATCCCCTGATCGGCATTATCAACACCGCAGCAGACCAGATGAGGAAGTTCGGCACTGAGCTTGGACTCTCGCCGTCCAGTCGCACGCGCCTTGCGGTCGAGTCAACGCGTGACCCCAAAGACCCCTTTGAAGAGTTCATGACCTCGATAGGCGCGAGTGATCCGGTAACCGATGACACCAGCAACGAACCAATCAGCATCGAGGTCAATCAATAAGGCTGAGCAGTACATCCAGGATGTTCTGTCCGGTACAGTCCTCACGTCGAAGTGGGTTCGCTTACAGATCGAGCGTCACGTCAATGACCTGGAGCATGGACATGAACGCGGGTTGAGATTCAATCCCTCACGCGGGCTCAGAGTCATTCGCTTTATCGAGCAATTCATCGTCGGTACTGAGGGTGAATACGACGGCAAGCCTTTCATCCTAGAGCCGTGGTCGGCTGCATTGCTTTACATCCTGTATGGCTGGGAATGGACTGACAAGCGGCGTCGTTTCAAGTATGCGTACTGTGAGATTGGCAGAGGGAATCTCAAGTCAACTCTAGCTTCTGCTCTCTGCATCTACGAGCTCATCAGTGAACGCGGAGCCAATGTCTTCTCCGCATCGACTGACAGAGCGACAGCAAAGGTGGTCTTCGATACAGCGAATCTGATGGTGAGCAAGTCACCGTGGCTCAGAAAGAAGATCACTTCGTATCGGAACAATCTCCACATCAGGGGCACCGCGGCGAAGTTCGAGCCGTGCTCCAGTGAAGCGAAGACTCTCTTCTCGCACTCCCGTCCATCATTCACAGTCCTGGACGAACTACATGCTCACCCGACCGATGAGGTCTGGAACGCTTTCGTCTCGACTCTCGGCAAGCGTAAGAATTCGATGCTCTTTGCGATCACCAATTCTGGCTATGATCGCAATTCCGTCTGCTGGAAACAGCGAGAGTACAGCATCAAGGTGCTTCAAGGATCCGTCCCTGATGACACTTGGTTCGCTTGGGTCTGTGGCCTGGACGATGGAGATTTAGCTCACTGGGAAGACGAGAGCAACTGGATCAAAGCCAATCCAAGCCTCGGCATCGCTGTGAGCTTGGAAGACATGCGGTCGCAAGCTCTGAAGGCGAAGGAAGACCCTTCTGCACTGAACCAGTTCCTGCGGTTCCGACTCAGCGTCTGGACGGAATCTCACAGCGTATGGATGCCGCTAGACAAGTGGGACTTGTGCGGTGACGCAGTAGACGCCGAGGCTCTCAAAGGTCGTCAATGCTTCGCAGGCATGGATTTGAGCACGACGACAGACATCTCCGCTGTCGTGCTCCTCTTTCCACCTTTCGGTGATGACAAGAAGTGGCGGGTCATTCCTCACTTCTTTCTGCCCAAAGAGAACATCACGAAGCGTTGCAAGAAAGATCGCGTTCCTTATGACATCTGGGAACGCCAGAAACTCTTTCATCTCACCGAGGGTAACGTCATCGACTATGACGTGATCCGTGGAACGATTAACGAGCTTGCAGCGACGTACAAGATCGTCGAAGTTGCTTATGACCCGTACATGGCTCCTCAGATTGTGACGCAACTTCAAGCTGATGGCTTGACTGTCGTTCCATTCCGCCAGGGTGACGTCAGCATGACAGCGCCCTTAAAGCAGTTGATGGAGTTGGTGCTCCGTCAGGAGTTCGCACATGGCGGCAATCCAGTTCTCAAGTGGATGGCTGGGAACGCGGTCGTCAGGATTGGCGCGACGGGGTTAATGAAACCCGACAAAGAGAAAAGCAGAGAGAAGATAGACGGCATCTCCGCGCTGCTCGATGCACTGGGCCGAGCGATGGTCGTATCCATCGAACCGGCTCCAATGTTCGAGCCGTTCTTTATCTAAGAAGAGACAAGTATCTATGGCCCTATTCGATAGCGGTGGTCTAATCCGGCTTAATCTCAATGAGAACCGCGACGGGGGACTCCAGCAGTTTGAGAATCCATCTGTCCCGTTGTCCAGTTTGTCGGGGATGTTTAGCTGGGTTGGTGCGGAGCCTACCGCAAGCGGTGAGTCAGTCACAGACGAAACCGCAATGCAGCACTTGGATGTGTACGCAGCGGTTCGTGTAATTGCTGAGTCGTGCGCCAGCTTGCCTCTGCATCTCATGGAACGACTTCCATCCGGTCGTCGCATCGCAGCAGACGCAGACATCTACGACCTACTCACGCTTTCCGCTAACCCGGAGATGTCTGCACACACGTTCAAGGAAACAATGATTGGGTGCCTGGCTGCGGCTGGCAACTGCTATGCACAGATTCAGTGGGAAGGCTCGACGCCGATAGCGCTCTGGCCGTTGCATCCTCGCAGGACGGAACCAATTCGCCTCGCTGATGGATCACTAGCGTACAAGACGACAGATGGAATGAAGACCGGCTCTCGCTACATTCTGCCTGATGACATGATTCACGTCCTGCTCTTCGGCTGGGATGGGCTCAAGGGACTCAGCCCGATCATGCAAGCTCGGCAAGCTCTCGGAGCAGCTATCGCTGCGGAGAAGTATTCAGCTCGTTGGTTCGGCAACGGAGCACGCCCTTCCGGGATCATGTCGTTGAAGTCTGGAACTCTGGACCCTAAGACACGCGCCGAAATTAAGGATTCATGGCAACGAGAACAGGGCGGTCAGAACCAGAACAAGGTGGCGTTTATTCCCGGTGACTGGACGTTCACATCGATTGGCGTTAGTCCGGAAGAGTCACAATTCCTAGCGACCCAGCAGTTCCGTCGTACGCAGATTGCGGCTCTCTTCCGTTTGCCTCCTCACTATCTGGGTGACACATCGAGGATGAGCAACAATTCAACGGAGCAGCAAAGTCTGTCATTCGTCGTCGATACGTTGACTCCATATCTAGTGAAGTTTGAGAACGAACTGAATCGGAAGCTGTTGCCCAAGATCGGTCGGAACTCTGGTCGATTCTATTACCGCTTCGACGTTACAGAGCGTCTGCGTGGCGATTTCAAGAGCACGCAAGATGGTTACGCCGTACAGCGGCAGTGGGGATTGCGAACAGCTAATGAGATTCGTGCGGATATGGGATTGAGCGACGTTGGCGCACAAGGCGATGTTTTGTGGTGCCCGGTTAACATGCAGGACTCTGCTCGACTCCTGGACACCGAATCGATGCAGGACCAGCCGCTTCCGTCTGGAGACGAGAACCCGACAGGCCCCAAGCCCGGTGAAGCTGACCCCGAAGGCGATGAGAGCGGTGCAGAGGAGTCAGCACGCTCACTGAGTCTGTACACGCGGACCTATTACAGCCTCTATTCAGACGCTATTGCTCGCTTCGGCAAGCGCACCAAGCGGGATTCAGACGCTATTACGACGTGTTTCCGCCCACTTCTCCAAGCTGTGGCAGGCTTCGCTGTATCCAATCGGGACAATGATCCCGCTGCTTTGACAGCAATGCACGACGATCTCGTCGACGACACTATCAAGTCGATGAGCAAGCGAATGGCGAAGTGGCCTGAACCGCCCTATGCAGACGACTCAGAGTGGGTGCGGGAAGAGTTTAACAAGATCGTGCGCGGCATACATCTAGGGGCAGCTCGGTCTGTCGCTGTTGTGAGGGCTGTAGAAGAGTTGCACGAAGAGGAGTTAGAGAATGGCAACGAATAGATTAGAACGGCGTACAATCCCGTGCGAGTTCCGGGTATCAGAGACAGGCACGCCAACCATCTTTGGCTATGCTGCGAAGTTCGGTGTTCGTAGTGACGACCTGGGCGGATGGGTAGAAGTCCTAGCTCCTACCGCGTTCGATGCACATCTGGCAACGAATCCCGATGTCCGCGCCCTCTGGAATCATAACCCGGATCACGTCCTGGGCAGGACGAGCTCGGGCACGCTCAACGTGAACAAGGACGACACAGGTCTTGCCTACACGATTGACCCTCCCGACACCCAGGCAGCGCGTGACCTCATCACCTCCATGAAGCGCGGCGATGTGAAGGAAAGCAGTTTCGGCTTTATGTGTCGTGATGCTTCCTGGAGCTTTGACGAAGCGACGGGCATGGATGTCCGCACGGTGAAGGAAGCCGAGCTATACGATGTCTCGCCGGTGACCTTCCCTGCATACCCTCAAGCAACATCAGGTGTGCGCTCTCTGCCGGCCGATATGCCGATGGAAGTCCGAGCCAAGATTGCGAAGCGCGACGGACTCCTAGACAACGGCTGTGAGTGTGACTGCGCCGAGTGCCAAGATAACCGCTGCGATGCGTGCTCGAATCCTGATTGTGTCGATGGGCGGTGCGTTGGCAATCACTCTCGCTCGTGGCGGGAACTGACAGAGCTTCGCATCCAAGTAGCGCAATACCGCGCTGCATAAACCGACTTTAGTTTCACTCAGGCTGGATGCTGTCACCTGTTGACTGCGTTCAATCGCATGCGTCCGCTTGATGCTCCGGAATCACCACAGCCGTGATGAGTGCCGAGTAAGCAACACAAATCCCTACATACAGAAGGTTAGATATGACTCTCCTAGAGATGCGCGATAAGCGCACCAAGCTGCTTCATGATGCACAAGCAATCGTCACGGCAGACAGCGTTACGGCAGAACAGCGGGCACAGGTAAAGGCGATGCTCGCGGATGTCGATGTGATCGAGGCCGATATTGCGGTCCTCGACCGTGCTTCCAAGGTGGAAGCTGAAACCCGCAGGGCTGGTGCTCCTCCTCGCGGTAATCCAGGCGCTGACAACAGCGACCCTGAAGCTCTCAAGACTGAGCAGAAGCGTGCGATGACGAACTTCGTTCGTCGTGGTGTGATGTCAGAGCACATTGAGAACCGCACGGTCGGTATCACAACCGGAACCGGGTCTGCTGGCGATCTTGGCGTTGGTGGCGGAGCAATTGTGCCACAGGCGTTCGATGACCTACTGCATGAGGCCGAGCTTGCGTGGGGAGATTTGCTCAACATCGTCCGCGTTGTTAAGTCTGACAATGGCGCACCAATGAAGTACGCGCTCGTGAACGATACGCAGGTTAGTTGGTACGAGGAAACGGAAAATGTCGCTGACTCCAACACTGCCAATAACCCTGCCTTCACCGGCGCCCTACTCAGCACGTCTGTTATTCAGCGTCCTCCAATCTTGGTGTCGCTTGCTGAATTGCAGGACTCCGCGTTCGACATTGATGGTTTCTTGAAGTCCACGATCTTTAAGTCTTATGCTCGCGGTCTCTCAAGCATGATTGTCAACGGGTCAACCTCGGGTAACGTGGCTTCTATTCTCAGCGGTGTTGGTTCGAGTAACAAGGTAGTCGCGACGGGCAACCAAGCCACTATCACTTCTGGCACGGTTTCCGAAGCCGCCACGATCAACGCAATCGGCTACAACGACCTTGCTGCTGTGTTTGCGAAGCTCGATCCAGCATACGAAGCTAATGCAAGTTGGGTGTTCAATTCAACCACTCGCGGCGCGCTTATCGGCGTGACGGATGCTCTCGGTCGTCCGCTGTATATCCCCGCCCCGAACGCTGGCGCATTCGACACCTTGCTTGGCCGTCCGGTCAAGCTCGTTCAAGCAATGCCCGGCTTGTCCACAGGAACTGGCACTCCTCCGGTCGATACCGTTCCTGTGTTGTACGGGGACTTTAACGAAGGGTACACCTTGAAGCTCGTCAACCCCGGCCTGGTGATCCTGCGTACAACTGAACGTTACATTGACAGCTTGTCAGTTGGGTTCATTCCCTTCTTCCGTGCTGGCGGTGTCGTGACGGACGCGGGAACTCACCCTGTCATTGGCCTTCAGACCAACAACTAATTCTTAACCCAGTAGAGAGCCGAGTCTTACCCGGCTCGGCTCTCTGCAACTCCTGGAGTCGTCATGATCGTGCGTGTCTGCAAAGCGTTCTACACAGGTCAGAGCTTGCACACTATCGGGCGAGTCCTGCAAGTAAGAGACGACCTTGCTGTCACTTGGGTGAAGCAGGGACTCTGCGAATACATGACTGGGACAAAGAAGATCGAAACGGCTACGAAGCAGCCGACTGAGAAAGCTGTAACGCGGTCTCGTAAGAAGAGAGCTTAGATATGGTCCCAAACTATATAGAAACGTCAACGCCAGCAGCCGAACCTGTGACTCTTGCCCAGGCCAAGCTGCAATGCGTGGTCGATACGGGATTCACAGACGATGACGACCTCATCTCTGCTCTCATCACGGCAGCCAGACAGCACTGCGAGAAGCTCATGCAGCGTGCGATATTCAGCCGCACAGTTCTTCTGAGTCTGGACAGCTTTCCGATTCCCACATTCGGCTCAACGCTGAACCCATCCGACCGTGCAGCCTTCTTCACTGGCACGTACATCTGGAATCAACTCGCTATCCGTCTACCGATGCCTCGTTGCACAGCGATCACATCGATCACCTATCTCGACCAGACAGGAACACAGCAGACGGTAGACGCGAGCGCGTATAACGCCGATTTCATTGGTGAGCCTTGCCGCATCGTTCCCAAGTGGTCATGCACTTGGCCGACCGCCGCATACTTCACACCCGGATCCGTCCAGATCACATATACGGCGGGAACGTGGGGTGACGGCGTGGATGTCAACGACTGTCCGCAGCCCGTCATTCAGGCGATATTGCTCCTCATCTCTTATTGGTATAACCACCGCGACGAAGCGGAAGGGAATCCACCGAAGAGCATTGAAATGGGCGTCAACGCTCTGCTCTCCGGTTACAAGTTCGATACGTGTTTCTGGGGCTATAACTAATGTCTTTTGATCCTCTATACATCCAGCCCGGAAGTCTGCGGCATGACGTGACCATCCAGAAGCCAAGCGGCACTCGTGACGTTGCTGGTCAGGCCAACGCTACTTGGACTGCCGTTCTGTCCACGAGAGCGAGTATCGAGTCCACATCGTCCAGTGCCTTCCGGTTCAGCTTTCAAGGCAATGCCCTCGCCAGCGATGCCACGGACTTGGTGATCGTTCGCTACCCGGGCAGCAGCATAGTCATCAAGCCCGGTATGCAAATCGTTTATGGCGACACTGCGTACACCATCACCGCTGTCGATGACGTTCTGAGAAGGCACCGCAAGCTGGCTTTGGCTTGTGTGGGTATCGATGTCGGAAGCGTGTAACCGTGGACGAATTGACCATCAAGATCGATACGACTGAGGTTGAAAAGGCGCTCACTGCTCTGCCCTCAAGATTCGCCCGCAAGGCAGCACGCAGCGGGCTCCGAGCCGCGGGTGAGGTCATGCTCGCTCCGATGAAGGCTCTCTGTCCTGAGCGCACAGACGAGCCGACTCCGGATAGTAACTCATTGGCTCCTGGAGTCCTGCGAGAGAGCTTGACTACGCAGGTGCAATTCAAGAAGAGGTATCCGCCACGAGTTAAGGTCGGTGCTCCAGTCGAAACGCGACACGTAGCTTGGTGGATTGAAAACGGCTTTGACAACGTCAAGGCAAAGCGGCACGTCGAGGGCAAGCACTTTATGTCTGCTGCATTCGATGAGAGTGCGGAAAAGGCCGTGGCCGTTCTGCTGGAAGACCTGAGTACCACGTTAGAGATAAATGATACGGGCACAGAAGATGAAGAGGGCGAGTAATGCTCACGAATGGATTGGTCGCATACCTACTGAGGCAGACAGCCATCACGAGTATTGTCGGCACAGCCATTCAGCCCATTCCTGCTCCCGCTGATCTGAACGGCTATCCGTGCGTCACTTACCAGACGGCATCAGATGTCCCTGAATACACCTTGACAGGGACGGCAGGGCTGTCCACTACCAGAATCGTGTTTGACTGTTTAGCTCCCTTCAATCCAGGCGGCTACCTGATAGCCAAGAATCTCGCTCTCGCAGTCAAGGATGCGCTATCCGGCTTCGAGGGAACTCTGCCGGATGGAACCAAAGTGTTTATCGCAGAAGTCGTAAACGTAACAGACAACTTCGACAACGATGCTCTGTTTTCCCGCTCTAGTGTCCACGTCTCCTTCGTTTATAGCGATTGAGCCTAACCAACAACATAAAGAGGTATAGATATGGCTGTAACCACCACAAAGGCTGGCACTGGAGCCGGGGCAGTTCTCGTTATCTGTGCGACCCTTGCCACTCTAGCTGCACCCGCACCTGCACCATCAGATTCACCGACCGCTTTCACTCTTGCCCCGGTCAGCACTCCTACCGGTATCGCCGTCCTTCAAATGAAGGACTTCACGATGCCGAGCCAGAAGTGGGCATTCGATGACATCACCAACACAAGTTCACCAACAGTTGGCGTCGGTGTGCTCAAAGAGTCGCTGGCAACGCTGGTTGATCCCGGCGAGTTCTCTTGTACAGGAATCTTCCTTCCTTCTGACGATGGATTGATTGCGCTTCAGACTGCATTTAGCACTGGAATTGCGAACCAGTTCCAAGTGCAACTCCAGCCCCTCGGCGGACAGAGCACGACTGGAAACATATACGAGTTCAATGCGTACGTTCAGGAGAACCCCGTGCCGTCGAACATCTCCGCAGAGAAGGCGGTCACTGTGAAGATCAGCCTCAAGCTCGACTCCATCATGACGGTGGCCGTCGGCTCCTAATTCACGCATCAATCAAGCAACTGAGGCAGGGGTCACACCTCTGCCTCATTTAGCAAGAGGCTCACTTTATGAACAACCCTGTGCAGCCAACTACGCGGCTGACCATCTCAGGAATCGACTACGACCTGCTGTTTGACTTGGAGTCTGTAGCTCTAGCGGAGGACTTGACCGACCTACCTTTGCTCACCGGACTCCGTCAGAAGGACATCAGTACCCCACGAATCTCTCTGGTTCGAACGATGCTCTTCGCATGTCTCCATGCGAAGAATCCTGGAGTCACATTCGCTGAGGCTAAGGCGTTCGTGACAAGAAAGAACTGGGCAGAGGTGTGGTCGGCTGTGCTTCTCGCGTGGACTGCTGGACTTTCTGAACCGGACGAGGACGCTGCTGTCCAGGACCCCAAACTGGACCAGAGCTAACGAATGAGAAGCGCTGGCTCAACCTCTGGTCCTTAGCGCGGTTCGATCTGCATCTGTCTGAGACAGACTTCTGGCATCTGACAGGCAGACAACTATCCGCCCTTATCCGCCGTCGCAAGCACGAACACGACCGCCAGCAGTATCTCGCTGGCATCATCGCTTCGACCGAAGCCAATTTCTCGATGCGCGCGCCCAAGGAACCGCTCACGGCTCAAGACTTCATGCCCTCAAAGCGCCAGGAGCAGGAGCGTACCGACGCCGAGATCGCCGAAGAGTTCGCTGCGAAGTTCCAATTCATAGCTCTACCGCAGGGCGTTTCCGCTCCCTCAACTTCTATCCACTAAAGAGACATCATGCCGAGTCAGAAAGTCGCCAGTGCGTATGTAGACCTCCAGTTACAGACTGCCGCCTTCAAGGCAGCTATTGGAGACGCTACGAATTCAATGAAGCAGTTTGGGGACGCGACTCGTGCAGAAATGCAGAAGTCCCGTGATGCTGTCCGGCTGCTGAATGAAGACGTTGGTCTAGGTCTGCCTCGTGGACTCCAGCGGTTCATCTCCACATTGCCCGGAGTCTCGACAGCGATGAACGCCGCCTTTGACGCGGTGATCGTGTTCGCTTTGATCGATGCCGTTGTTAAGGTCACTGAGAAGGTTGTCGCGTTTGCCAAGAAGAGTGAGGACGCAGCCAGAAAGCACGCGGAAGCATGGCAGAGTGCGATCGTTCCCATCCAGGATACCAACGACACACTTGAGTTAACGAAGACGAAGCTAGAGAATGCAATTGCCAAGCTGGAAGGCAAACCACAGAATGCGGTGAAAGAGGCAATCGAGGAAGCCACTGTCGCTGCTGACGAACTTGGTCGTCATCTCGACACGGATATTAAGAAACTCTCCGACACGCTAAAGGGTGAGGAACAAGGCTGGTTCGCAAAGACTTTTCTGCATCAGACTGGCGCGGATGCAGCGGCAGGTATTGCTGCCGCCATGCGGGATAAGTTTAATCAGATTGCTGCCGGAACATTCAAGGGTGGAACTGGTGATCAGACTCTTGACCGCGATGCAGTAATCAAAGCGGCTCTCGCTGATGCTTATGCGAAACTTTCCCCCGCGCAAGCGATAGCGGATCAGGTAGCAAAGAACTTCGGTGGTAAGGCACCGGCTACGAGTTCATCTGCCCAAGAGGTTCGCAGCTTGACGGAATTGATCGCCGGTCTCAAGGGTATGCAGAGCGCCTCGGTGCTCACTCAGGACATCGGTGGTCTGACTGGTACGAAAGACAACCTAACAGCTAACAAGACCGCTGCCACCGAAGCTGCCGAAGCAGATAAGAAGGCCCTGGAGTCAGCGAAGCAACGCCTTGCCGAT